CGGTGATCGTCTCCCAGCACGCCAACACCTTCTCCTCTGCAGGCGATGTGCTCCTGGCGGACCTGTCGTACTACCAGACCATCACCAAGGCGGGTGGCATGCAGACGGCCACTTCCATGCACCTGTACTTCGATGCGGACCTCACGGCTTTCCGCACCACGTTCCGCATGGATGGCCAATCCAAGATCGCCTCGCCGATCTCCCCCGCCAAGGGCAGCACGACCATGTCGCCATTTGTCCAGCTGGGCGCACGTTAAAGCGCAGACCTGCCAGCGTTATCCACCGCCAATGGGTGAGATGCAAGCAGGTTTTCCACAAAGTTATCCACATTGAAAGAAGGCACACATGTTTCCCAATGCAAAAGGCAGCGAGCTGTTCTCGGTTCTGGCCACCATCGATCCGGCCAGCCAGGCCGTCGGCACCACAACGACCGGCTGGATCTCGGCCGGTAACCACCACAACCTGCTGGCGCTGGTCCAAAGCGGCGCTCTGGGCACGGGGGCCACGCTGGACGCCAAGCTCCAGCAAGCCCAGGATGCCTCGGGCACCGGTGCCAAGGACCTGACGGGCAAGGCCATCACGCAGCTCACCCAAGCTGCCAGTGGCTCGGCCCGGCAGGCGCTCATCAATGTGCGCCCCGAAGATCTGGATGTGACCAACGGCTTTGCCTACGTGCGTCTGTCGGTGACCGTGGGCGTGGCAGCCAGCCTGACTGCGGCGCAGCTGCTGGGCGTGAACCCCCGGTTTGCGCCGGGTGACGCCAGCAACCAGGCTGCTGTGGCACAGATCGTCTGAGCCAGCGGCTAAAGCAACAGCATGCCCTTGCAGCTCATCACGCCTGCAGCGCAGGAGCCGGTCTCCATCCTGGAGGCCCGACAGCACCTTCGGGTGGACTTTGATGACGATGACGCGCTGATCTCGGTGCTCATCTCGGCGGCCAGACAGTCAGCGGAAACGCTCACTGGCCGCCAGTTCATCACTGCCCGCTGGAAGCTGGTGCTCGACTGCTTTCCCGGACCCAGCCTGATGGGGGTGCCTGCAGGGGTGCCTTTCACCCTGCCGGGGCATGCCATTTTGTTGCCCAAGGGGCCGGTTCAAAGCGTTGTAGCCATCAACTACCTGGACATGGCGGGCGTCCTTCAAACGATGCCCGCCGCCAACTACGCGCAGGACCTCTTTTGCGAGCCTGCCCGGATCACGCCAGTTTTTGGGCAGATCTGGCCCATCCCGCTGCCTCAGATCGGGGCGGTCTCCGTCACCTTTGACGCCGGATACGGCGCTCCCGAGCAGGTGCCCGAGGGCATCAAGAGCTGGATCAAGCTCAGGGTGGGGAGCCTCTATGCCCACCGCGAAGACCTAGCCGCGCTCTCGCGCGGACGCATCGAACCCCTGCCGTTCCTGGACGGCCTTCTGGACCCCTACCGAATGGTGCTTGCATGAATCCCATCCGAGCCGGACAACTGAACCGCCGCATCCAGCTGCAGCGCCCAAGCACCGTGCGCGACAGCATGGGCGGGCCCCAGCGCACCTGGCTCAATCTGGCCACCGTATGGGCAGAGATCCAACCCCTGAGTGGGCGAGAGCTGGAAAGCGCCCAGCGCATGGCCAGTGAGGTCACGCACCAGATCACGGTGCGCTACCAAAGCCGCTTTGCCGACACCCGTGAGGTGGCAGGCCACCGGGTTCTGTACAAGTCGCGGATTTTTAACATCCATGCGGCGCTCAATGACGAAGAGCGCAACATCTTCATCACATTGCTCGCCTCGGAGGGCCTGGACGATGGCTAACCTTGAAACCGTTCAGGTGCAAGGCCTCGATCAGCTGAGCAAAGCCCTCAAGGAGCTGCCAGACCGGGTGGCCCGCAACGGCCTGCGGGCTTCGGTGTACGCAGGTGCCAAGGTCATCCGCGATGAAGCGCGGCTTCAGGCCCCCGTGGCCATAGCGTCCCTCGGGCCAGATCAGCCGCCCCCTGGCACCCTCAAGCGAGCGGTGATCATGAAACAGATCCCCGAGCTCTCAAGCAAGACCAACCAGACCTTCTTCGTGACCGTGCGCCACGGCAAGAAGTACCGCAAGCAGGGCAAAAAGGGCAACCTTTCGCAGGATGCCTGGTACTGGCGCTTCCTGGAGTTTGGCACCGTGAAGATGCGAGCACAGCCGTTTCTGCGGCCAGCGTTTGATCTGCGCAAGAACGATGCGCTCGACGCCATCAAGACCCGGCTGGCCGAGCGCATCGAGCAGGCTGTGCAGGAGCTGCGCAAATGATCCAGCAGGACGTCTATGCCGCCCTGTCTGCTGTGGCCGGGGGGCGGGTGTACCCGAACATCGCGCCCAACAACGTGGCCAAACCCTATGTGGTCTACGCCCGGGTCTCCAGCAGCCCGGAAAACACCCTCGGGGACGGCTCGCCCATCGACAACACCCGGCTGCAGGTGGACTGCTACGACAACACCTACGCCCTCGCTGTAGCTCTCGCCGAAGCGGTCAAGTCCGCTTTGAGGGCCAGTTCCATCACCCATCTCCTGCTCCAGGAGCAGGACCAGTTCGAATCCGATGCCTTGCTGCATCGGGTGATTCTGGATTTTTCACTTTGGCATCACGGATAAGGAAAACCCCATGACCAGTACCGCCATTCCGGCGCAGGGCACCACCGTCAGCATTGGCTCGTCCAATGGCTCTGCGATCAACATCACCGCTGTGGCACTCACCAACCCCTGCCGTGTGACCTTGTCCTCGGTCTCTAGCCTGAACAAAGGCGATGTGCTGACCATTGCCTCTGTGGTGGGCACCACCCAGCTCAACGGCAACAGCTATGTGGTGCAGTACATCGAGCCCACCACCAAGATCGTCACCCTCGCTGGCCTGGATGCCACCGGATTCACGGCCTGGACCAGCGGCGGCACAGCCACCCCGGTGCAGTGGACCAAGATCTCCAACGTCAAGAGTTACACCGGCTTTGACGGCTCGGCCTCGGAGATCGAGCGCACGAACTTTGACTCCACCGCCAAGGAGTTCATCCTGGGCCTGTTCGATCCCGGCGCTTTCTCGATCGAAGTTGACCAGGACAACAGCGACGCAGGGCAGCTGGCCCTGATGACGGCGCAGGTTACTGGCCTCGCCAAGAGCTTCAAGCTTCTTTTGCCCAACGGCAACAGCGCCACCTTCACGGGCTATGTGAAGAAATTCAACAGCCATGGCGCTGTGGATCAGGCCATACGACGCTCGGCAGACCTGCGCATCACGGGCTCCATCACCTGGGCCTGAATGATCTGATTCCGATCCAGTCCAGGTTGACGGCTGGCATATGTAAAGCGGATAATGCACTGTAATACAAGTGACGCGGAGTATTACAGCCATGACTGCAAAAACTATCAACGTGCGTTTGCCTGAAGCCCTCTACAACCAGATCGAAGAACTGGCCAAGGCCACGGCGCGCACCAAGAGTTTTCTCGCCATTGATGCGCTGACCAATTATGTGCAGCGTGAGTCCTGGCAGATTCGCGACATCCACGAGGGCATTGCTGAAGCGGATGCCGGTGAGTTCGCCACGGAAGATCAGGTCAAGGCCGTGTTTGCCAAATACGGTGCCTGATCCATGGCTTTGAAATGGACCAGGACGGCCCTGCGCAGCGTTGATGAGATTGCTGGATTCATTGCCAAGGACAACCCCACCCGTGCCACCAGCTTCGTTTTAGAGCTCAAAGAGGCGGTGACCCGGTTGCAACTTCACCCGGGCATGGGCCGTGCCGGCCGCGTGCCGGGTACACGCGAACTGGTTCTGCACAAGAACTACATCGCCATCTATCGTGTGCGTGGCGATGACGTCGAAATCCTGAGACTGCATCACGTTGCCCGCAATCTGTAGTCTTCTCCTGTCCCGCCATAGGGCGTGACCCTTGATCCATCCCTCAACCCGCCTTGTGCGGGTTTTTTCATTTCTGGAGTATTCATGACATTGCTTTCTAAAACCGACATCCTCAGCGCCGACGATCTCAAGACCCAGGACGTTGCTGTCCCCGAGTGGCACGGCAGTGTGCGCATCCGCAGCCTCACAGGCCGTGATCGTGACGCCTTCGAAGCAGGCCTGGTCAAGGGCGAGGGCAAGGAGCGCAAGGTCGATATGGCCAATATGCGTGCGCGCCTGGTGGGCCTGACGGTCATCAACGAGTTCGGTGAGCGCCTCTTCACCGACGATGAGGTGGAGCTGCTCGGCGCCAAGTCGGGCGCTGCGCTCGATCGGGTGTTCTCGGCTGCACAGCGCCTCAATGGCCTTGCCTCCGAGGATGTGGAGCAACTCACAAAAAACTCGAGCGGCGCCCAGAGCGCCGTTTCTATTTCCGACTGTGCCTCGCCCTTGGCTACCGACACCCAGACCAGCTCCTTGAGCAGCTGAGCAGCCGCCAGATCGCTGAGTGGATGGCCTTTGCCAGCCTGGAAGGCTTGCCCGATCTGAGGCACGACTTTGGCTTTGGACAGGTCTGCGCAACGCTGGCCAATGTCCACAGGCAAGAGGGGCAGAGGGCGTTTTCTGCTGCTGACTTCATGCCATCCCTGCGCACCGCCGGTCCAAACACCGTCCATGAGCAGCAGCCCCTGCCTGATCCTGAAACCCACAGCCGACTGATCGCCGCATTGCTCGGCAAGAAGGGATAACTACCCCATGGCAACGCTTGCAAGCCTCGTTGTGAGCCTGGAGGCCAACATTGCGCGCTTTGAATCGGACCTGAACAAGGCCGAATTCATGGCCAAAAAGGCCATGGACTCGATCTCCACCGTGTCCGACACTGCCATGAAGGCCGTGAAGGGGGCGGTCGCAGCCATGGCTGCGGCCTATACCTTTGACGCTTTTGCTGATGGCATCAAGGGTGCGATCGCGTCTGCTGCTGAACTCGACCACATGGCCCAGAAAACTGGTGCATCGGTGGAAGCCCTCTCGGGTCTCAAATCTGCCGCCAAGCTTTCGGGCACAAGCCTCGAAGAAGTGGGCGGTGGGCTGCAAAAGCTCTCCAAAGCCATGTTCGAAGCCGCTGGAGGCAGCCAGAAACAATCCGATCTATTTCGCACTCTGGGTCTATCTGTCCTGGATACCTCCGGAAAGCTCCGCGATTCGGGCGAAGTGATGTTGGATTTGGCAAAAAAGCTCAGCGAAATGGACAGTGGGACCCAGGCCGTGGCAACAGCGCAGATGTTGCTTGGCAAACGTGGGGCCGAATTGCTGCCGTTCCTTCATGATCTGGCCGAGATCGGGGAGCTCAA